TGATCTTGCCGTATGATCCAGATGTATCTTCTGGTAGAAGACGGAATGATACTTCAAACATTGAAGCCTCATCACGCTTTGCTGAAACTGTTACGTTTTCAATTGATAGAGCACGGTATCCAACGTATATGCGCTCTACTGCAGCAGAATCATCACAGTCGCCTGTTCCTGGTCCTATTGCAACAATACCACGCTCAACTGGACATTCTCCGATGTCTCCAGCATTAAATGATAAAGTTCTTCCAGCAGATGAAGCCTTTGTTCCACTTAGATCATTGTTGTTTCCTGCTAGGGCCAATAGAAGGTTTTCTAAAGTAGCCTCAGCAAATGCAGTTGCAATGCTAACTTGCATTCCCTGCTTATAAAGTTTTGCAACGTCAAGAATCTGGTCTACCTGGACTTCACCGAAGTCTGGTTGGAACTGCATTTCAAGTCCGTTTGTTGTGTAACCAACATTGTCATATCCTGCATCAGCAGAGAGAGTGTCTCTGTATGATTCTGATCCTGAAAATGCTGGGGACATTGTTGGTACTAAAGTTGTGTCTGCCATATAAAATGCTGCAGCACCAACGATAATGTTTGTTGATGTTCCACGGGTATAAGCCATTTGTTCACCTCTTTCTTAAATAGATATTAAGTTGTTTTGGCGTTTTTGTTTCCTCAGACATAATTATAACATCTTTTTATATGACTATTTTTCCGCCTGCTGGCAATCCTTCTGGGGTCCAATTAGACCCCATCATAATGTCTTTTGAATATTCATCAAAAACTGGCATCGGATGGTAGTCAAACTCAATAATAAACTTGTTGCCACCATAGGTTCTTGCTGTACCAAAATCAATAATGTCTCTTGCTTCTTCTAATTGATAAACCTTGAATCTATGAAAATAAAATACGTTATTTATAAAATTAGGGCTTTCTTCTGTTCCTAGGTTAACCTTGCGAATAGAGCACCAATTGTTAACTTCTTCTGCTGTTTCGTCTAGCCTATCCATTAATCTTAAAACTGCCTCTTGTATTTTTATCATATTTACCGTTGAGTTTTCTGCTGTGGCATAAAAATAATACAAAATTTGTTCTGTTTTTATATGCGGGAATTTACTCTTATTCATTCTTGATAATCTATCATAAACACACATGACCCCATCCTGAGATGATGGAAATGTATTAGTTAAATCATCAAGGGTTGATGGGGATGATGGGAAAAATGGAAGCCTAGTAAAGCCAGCAAGATCTTCTACTTTTGTTTGTAAATATTTATTAATCCAAATTAATGGCGTGTTTAATAGATCTGTATCAGCCATGTATTAGCCCCGCATTCGTTATCCATTTATATCCTACGGACATTCCTTTTGATCTCCCAGAAACTTTGCCTGCACGAATATTTTTTTTGTATAATATTGGATTTTCTAAATATGCGGCAACCCCGCTTGATCTTAAGAATGCTTGAGTAAAATACTTTTTAAAGAAAGAATCAATTATATTTTCAAAAGCACCAGTAGTTGCATTTCCTCCTGGACTGTCAACTGTGACGCTACTTTTAGTAAAAACCGTTTCTCCATCTTGTTCAAAAACCAAAACATCAGAATTTCTTGGAGTAATTACAACTGAAATTCCTTGCTCCATAATTTTTGCCTTGTCGTAGAATGGAACATTTGATCCATTTTTAATTGATGAAGATTGTTTAAAATTTGTCATAAATGATAAACCTAGATTGCTTACCGTATAGTTTATATCATATAATCTTGCTTCTGGGCTTCCTACCTTAGACCATTCATATATGTGGTGAAGTGCTTGAGGGTTTACCCTTGCATTTGAGTCAATATACTTTTCTAAGACTTCTTTTACATTTAGTCCAAGGTTTTTAAAAAATACTGATTTACCTGCTTTTACTCCATCCAAATATCCCAAAGAATATTGAACAATGTTGTTCATTTCTTTTGTAAATTGCTTAGTGTTTACGGATACTCTCATTATATATCCGACCCCTGATTCTCTGAACGGCGTATAGCCAAAGCATAATAATCTGGATCTCCAAATGGTCCTATAATTGGAGACTGAGACTCTATCTCATATATTGTTGACTTACCAGCCCTTACTCCAGAAGTTTCTATGTATAGTGGAACATCTGTTCTTGTTCTAATGTTTGTTATAACTACATTTGTTATTGAGTCTGCATTATTTTCTTGTGAAAATCTAATGTCCTTTTTTGTTCTTCCCATTAAAACTTTTTTTAATGTTATGTTTACATTTGGCTTTACTTCTTGGTCTACCGTTCCATCTTTAGAAAAATTACAGATTATTGTTTTATTAAAAACCCAGGTTTTTTGAACATTGCCGTATGCTCCTTGTTCAACTATTGGATAGTAGACATCTGCTTTCATGGGATACATGAAGTCTGTATCTTCGCATGATTCCATTATAAAATCCCAGGTCTGACAATGTTATTGAGGTACTTGTCTAAAATCTTATCAACTAGAATATTACCAGTTCCATCAAGTAATCTTTTATCATATTCAATTTTAAACTGCTCTGTGCTATATGCTTTTACATATCTTTTGTAGTAGTCAAGTTTTCCACATTTAATATCATTAATAAGCATCTTAGTTGCGTCTTGAATGTCATATGGCACTACCTTGTACCCAGTTTCTAAAAGAATAATATAATCTGTTCCTTCAGAAAATGCCACTCCACCACTAACCGTTTGAACGTTTCCGCTGTCTTCTGTATCAAATAAAGAGATTGAGTCTGAGTATCCTAATGGTATTCTTGCAGGTTTTCTTTCTGCACGGTTTAAAGCATCTACTGTTTCTACGGGATCCTTTGTAATTGCAGTCTTGTCTTTTGTTATTAAAAAGTTATATGTAGTTAATGCCGCTGGATCTTCTGATGAGTCATATACTAGTTCTGCATTTTCATGTACCGTTAAAATTTTATGTGCTTTATCCCATAATGGAATATAGTCAGTTCCTTGGCCAACAACTTCTAGGTAGGTTCTCTTATAATAAAATCCACCGACAACGGAATCAATTATTGTTCTTGCAAGGTTTTCATACTCTGTATATTCTGTAATTTCTGTTGGTGTTGTTCCAAGTGTTGATGGATCTACATATGGCCTTACAATGTCTAAATTATCTTCTAAAACAATATCTCCACGAGAATCCTGAACTCCAGAGACTGTAATGCTTTCGTAAATTGTAACGGGATAAGACTTGTCATATTTAAGAAAATTTCCAGTAAGGCTATAAGTTAAAACTTTTTGAGCACTAGAAACAAGAATAATCTCAAGTTCTGTTTGTTCTAGTAGGTCATCAATTACAATAATATACTCTGTAGATGCATCTGGAACTGTATAAGAAAGAGTCAGTGGGTATGGGGGAAGTCTAAGTATTTGCATTATTTACCGTAATAATTCGCTAGTTCTTCTGGTGTTGCGCTACGAACCTTTTTAAGAGTTAGCCATTTTTCTGAGGATTCTTTTGAAACAATATTGTAGCCAGTTATAAGTTGCCCTACTCCTTGCCAATGAAGATTTCCTAATGAATATACGGCAACCTTTTCATTTATTTTTACTTCTTCTTTTAATTCTTGGGCTGGTTCTGGAACAAAATTATTAATAATTTCTAAAATTTCATTTCTTGTTTTTGCCTCATTTATAGCAATATTATTTTTTTTGGCATAGGCTTTTAACTCAAATACTGTTTTTTTACTTAAATCATTAATAGTAATCATACGAGCCTCCTAAGTTATTATACCAGAATATGAAGAAGGGAAGCCACTGTTACATGACTTCCCTCTTTCAATTATTTATGAGTATTACTCAGAAACGCTATCTGCATCGCCATAAGCAACTGCATCTAGTTCTTCCCATTGAATACCAAAGCGGACGAATACTGTGTATTCAATTGTATCCTTCTTTGGCTTGTATTCACGGTTTACAGTAATATCACGTTGGAATCCCCAAACACGGTTGGATGGGAATGTTAAGTCAACGAAATTGTCTGGGTAGTAAGGAACTTCCATGACATCAATTCCTAACACACGAGTTGTACGTGCGTTACCAACTGTTTGTGCTCCACCATCAAGATAGTCTTGACGATTTGCTTGTGTGCTACCAGTGCGATCAGAGAATGCTGAAGAGATTGCATCTGCTAGTGTACCGTTGTTACGAACAATACCAGAGAATGCATCTGTACCAGCATAAAACTTTAGGTTGCTCTTGACTGCACGATACTTACGTGGCATTGCAAGAACAATCTTCTGCATGATAGATGTTGTCCAGTCATCATTTGACAATGAGACAACGGCTTCGTGAGCATCTGTTGTGCCTACGATTGCGCTGTGCTTAGTCTGGTTTACGAAACCATTCATGATTGAAAGGAAGTCACCTGTTGAAGCATCACCATTAATGGCAAGGTCTTCAATATCGTTTGCGAATGCATTTGTCATCAAGCGAACTAGATGATCTTCAAGTGCTCCACCTTCAATATTGTCTTCAAGTGATTCTGTAGAAACTTCCCAATCAAGACGAATCTTTTTTGTAGTAAGTTCTACCTTTGTAAATGTTGCACCAGCGTTTGTGTAGTTTGGACTACCTTGTGCTGCTGCACGAATGACACGCTCTCCAACGTTAACCTTTTCGATTTCCATTGTGTTTGCTCGCATTGTAACTCTACGACCATCTTTGGCGAGTACTGTTGCATCCCACACGTAGTCGATGAAGCGACGAGCCTGTTCTGGTGCAAGAATACCTCCTGCTGTTCCAGTTGGATTTACAGCGTTATCTCCAGATGTTACTCCAAAGCCTGCTGTTGCTGTGTTTCCAAGTTGACGGCCAACAGACGCTGCTGCTGCATCAAGACCTGTAGCACTACCAACACCACCTGATACGAGTGCACCCTGGGAGTTAAGTTCTGCTCCTGAGCCACCTGAACCTGGATAGTTCTTGGCTATATCTTTATCTTGTTCTGACATTATTTCACCTCCTAGTGAATATATTGTTAATTAAATAGGTCGGAATTTTTGAGGAAACGTCCGCCCCATAGGGATTTCTGAACCTTTACAGGCT